CCGGTCCGGGCGTTGACCAGAACCTCCGCCCCCGGCGTTGCCACCACAGCCGGCGTATCGCGCCAGGACACCGAACCGAATAGTGTGGCCGCATCGGTCACAGGGCGGAAGCCGCGGATGGTGATGCGGTTCTCGTCCGTGCCCTGCTCCGCGCTTTCCAGCGTCGCCTCGAGGCTGGGACCGCGGAAAAAGCCGAGCACATGGGCGTTCGAGAACTGCGCGATCTCCGGCTGGACCGCGGTCGCATAGGCATCGAGGCTCAGCGTCAGCGCATCCAGAGATGACGAGATGCTGTCGAGGTTCTCCAGCGTCAGACCCGTCTGCGAGATGCCCAGCAGATACTCTCCCGTCACCGACACCGGAAAGAAGCGATCGAGCAGGAAGTCGTAGCCGAGCAGCTTGTCGTAAGCACCGACCGTGCCTGACACCGACTTGTAGGCCCAATAGACGCGCGTCGAGCGCGGGTCGGCGGCTCCCATGAAGAGCTGAAGGTTGCCCTTGTCGAGATCGGAAAGGAAGCTGCGGTCAACCTTCTCGCGTCCAATCTGCTGCGGCACGCCGCCCGGCTCGATCTTGTGAAAGCCCTGGCCGGCGTAGAAGAAGATGCGCTCGCCGGCGCGAATGATCGAGTACGGCGCGTAGAGGCCCTTGTCCTGGGTGATGCGATCGATCTGGAAGATGATCGGAGAGCCCGGCACATAGGACATGCGCCGGATCGCCTGGTCCTGGAAGACGATGCCGGACTCGCCGCCGGCGACGCCGCGGACGATGCCGCCATCCGGAAAGTCCTGGAAGTCGGACGACTTGATTCCGCTGGTCCAGCTGTCCGCGGCGTTGAAATTGTTCAGCCCCGACCACTGGATCCGGTACGGCGTCGACAGCAGTCCCGACAGTACCAGAAAGCGTCCGACCACGCTGATATAGGCGGCCTGCGGCGGTGCTCCCAACGCATCGGCGAAGGCCGTCGACGAGGAGAGATCGAAGATTTGCAGCAGCGCATTGGCCTGCGTCGCGAAGACGAAGTTTCCGGTCTGGGCGAACTGCCATTGTGCGGTCTGAGACAGCGCCGAGTAGGACGAGCCGCCCTTGGAGACGTCGACCCAGGTGAAATCGATGTTGTTGAGCCGGTAGAGCTTGGTGCTCGTGCCGGCAAAGGTCACGACCGTGCCGTCGGATTTCAGCGCGTAGAACGCTCCCCGGCATGGTGCCGGAAGCGCCGACGTGTAGGCCGAGAAGGATGGAAACGGTCCATAACCATCGCCGCGCGGAATCACGTTGAGGATGTTGCGCGTGGCCTGCCCTTCGTAGTCGCTGACGTCGGGCCGGTATTCGCCATAGGCAAGAAGCGGCATTATTTGGTCAATCCAATTTCTTGAGGTCTAATGTCCGACGCGACGGCGCCGAGCGTCGCGACGCCGTACGCTCAATGCTCGGCGGCGCAGAGAACAAGCAACACCGCCCCCCATCGGTCAGAGGGGAGTTTCAACATCCACTTGTCACGTAACAGCAGAACTCTTCACTGGGCAGATTCGTTCGCGGGATACGGCTGCGTAGTGAGTCCACCGGGTCGGGCAACTGCCCGGCCGCATATCGAAAGCGCTTCGCTATCGCGACGATGGCTAAATCGCCAAGCCCTCAGTGAAGCTACGAAGATGAGCTCCTGCGACTGCGCCGCCTGGCAATCTGCCTGGTTTTCTGCTTCACGCTTTTGTCCACCATCGCACAGAGTTTCCGATGGAATTCAAGGCCATAGCAGAACGGCAAATACCGTGGAAAAACGACTTCATACGGCTCTCCGGCAGACTCGATTGCTCTCAAGCGATCGAGTGAACCGCGAAGCGCCATGCTTGCGATTGTCAACGCCTGAAGTCCGTCCATTCCTCGAGCTCTGCGGACCGTACTGCCCTTGACCCCTTCGATCTGAAACGAACAAACCCACTCGCCATCGTGCGACTCGTCGCGTTCCGGAAAACCTAGTCGAGCCACGGCCTTGCGTCGCTTCGCTCCGTAGAGACAATGGTATTCTACGAGGGAACGCTCGTTCCAGAGCATCGCATCGGCCTTCCACGGAAAATACTTCACAGGTCGCAATCGAAGAACGTGCGGAGCAAGCCCGATGACACAACGTGACCTTGTACGCGCCCCACCCCTAGAACAAATAGGGAACATCGTCAACCGTCTACGGGGGCGAAATTGCCAAATTGATTATCGCACCGATTGGTTTTGTCATTTGGAGATTCAGAAGTCTTCGACCAGCAAGCTCGTCTCGCGATGTCTCTCCAGAAACGGTCCATAACCATTACCGCGCGGAATCACGTTGAGGATGTTGCGAGTGGCTTGCCCTTCGTAGTCGCTGACGTCAGGGCGGTATTCGCCATAGCAAGAAGCGGCATTATTCGGTCGCCCATGGTTCGGGTTCAATCGAAGCGGGCGTCCACGCATTCGCCGGCTGCAATTCGGCCCCCCAGGTGCTGGCTGGAGGTGCGGCACCGCTCCAGCTTGGCGACGGCAACGTGGCCTCGGTCCGCCATGACATCGTGTCAAACGGCCGCCGCACCCAGGCCTCGTGATCCCGGTCGTAAGTCGAGTCACTGCCGGCCCAGGCAAACGCGCCCGATCCCGAGGCCAGTGACACGAAAAATGGCAGAGACGTCCCCGACAGTAGAACCGTGCCCGGGGAGGCGACGGCGCGAACCGCCGTAGTCGTTCCTGCACCAGTCACCAGGAACGAGCCAGCAAGGCTCGCCTGCAAGGATTTGAATGCAGCTGCGTTTGCAGCGAAGGCAAAAGGTCCTGTGCTTGCCGGTTCTGCGACCTTGAAACCGGCCGAGACCCCGGCACCCAGGAAACCCGCTGCCGCCGCCTGCCCGGATGTGCGGAATACGACCGCTTGACCTGCAAGAGCGGCAGAACCGCGTCCGGTCAAAAGCGCAAAATTGCCGTTGCCTGTGAGTTGGGCCAGCGCCCAGCGGCCTAGCGCGTCGAAGCCGAGAAGAGACATGAGTTAGAGCCCTTTAGGCGGCAACGATATTTCGACATCACAGCCTCGCATTGATCGCGTCGATCATGGTATAGGCCTGCATCAAGCCGGCAGCCGCGCTCTCCGCGGAAATGCTGGCGTGCGCGAGCCCCGCACTGAACGCGCCAAGTTGAACGAACGTTGCCGGATCGCTCGCGCGGATATTTGTGCTGACCCCCGGCGCTACTTTGCGCTGCACGGCCCAGGAAGGCGTTCTCTTCGGAGCAAAGCTTATCGTCGATTGATGGCGCGAGTTGCCGCCAGGCGCATAGGCCTCGATACCCCACGGTATGAGTTGGTAATAGCGCTGGCAGACAAGCAGCTCGCTCGCATAGTCCGGGCACTGGAACGGCGGCGCCGTTGCGCCTTCGTAAAGTCCGGCATCGAACAACTCAAACACGCTCCCGTTGGTCGCAAAGATATTCGCGCCGCCGCTCTGCATCAGATAGACGTAGACATACATCCCGTTGGTGTTGTCTTGCGCCCAGGTCCCCGACGTTGCGCCGGCAAACGTCACCGACTTGACGACGTCGGTGTTGACCTCGCCTGCGGCGATCGTGAACGATCCCGACAACGTTGTATCTGTCGCATTGTTCTGCAGCAGGCAAGCGAAGGTACCGGCGAGCGTCGCCTTCACCCCGAGCTGCAAGGTGACCGTCTTTGCACTCGCTGTTCCAAATTTCAGGTCCGCAACACGAAAACCCTCGATCTTCTGCTGGAGAAAGCACACGCTGCTTCCCACCGCCGTCTGCGCCGCGGTCACCGTCACGCGGATGCGATGCGTTGATCCGCCGGGCGTCGATGAGGCGATCTGCGCGCAACTATACGCTCCTCCGGAGAGCGTATGTTGAATGTACCATTGATCGACCGGGTAATAGAGGCTGGAGCTTCCGGCTCCCGTGCCGTTCTCCTGGCTGATCTGCATCCCGCCGTTGACGAGGTAGTTCTTCTTGGTCACGCCGAGGTTGGCACGCCCCTGCGCCATCTGCGCGGCGGAGAACGCGTTCGATTCCTCGACAGAGATCAAGTCTTCCTTCACGGCGACGATCGCAACGTTTGGCGCCACCGTGAAGCTGATCTTGTTGCCGGCTCCGCTCTGCCCCGAGGCTGCGCCCGAACCAGATGAATTGTAGAGTACCGTCGTACGCGCAAACGTTCCGCTCGCGGCCGTATAGGTGCCCTCCGCGATCTCCCACTGGGTCAGGTCGCTGCTGATCGCGAGGAACTTGTACCGGCGGCCGTCGATCGCTCCGGCGAGCGCCGGCGACTGGCAGCCGCCGACGGTCGACGCATAGACCCAGTCCGTCGTGCCGCCGCCCGCGGGGATGAACCGGCAGTTGTTGAGAAAGGCTGCCATGTCAGGTGATCGTCAAAATGCCGTTGGTCTGGTCGAGATCGATGGTGAAGGTGTTGCCGTTGGTCAGCGTGATCGCGGTGCCGTAGTCCCACCAGCCGATCAGCGGCTTGGTCGGCGACGTCGAATTGTAGAGCACCGCGTATTGAAACGGCCCGATCGAGCCGCCCGAAGCGGTCCAGGCCGGATCGGTGCCGCCGACGAACTTGAACGTACCGGTCGTTTGCGCGCCACTGATGGTGCCGACACTGTTGCCGCCCGCGGCATATCCGTTGGCGGCCGCGAGATCCGCCGGCGTGTTGTAGACGGTGTTGGTGACTACAGGCGCCGTGTTGGTCAGATAGACCTTGTAGACCTGCGCGGTGCCCGTCTTCATGTCGTGCAGCGCATTCGCGACGTCCTGCGCAAAGCAGTAGAATTTGTTGAAGCTTGCCATTGTCGGCCTCCTAGATGACCTGCCCGGACACGCGCACCGTCATCGGCCCGGCATTGAATGTCGATGTCAGTCCAAGATTGTTCAGATCCGCGAGCGCCGAGGTGAACCCGAGGCCCCAGGTCTGGATGCGCGCGTCTTCCTTGATGTAAGGGGCCGACTCCAGCAGGGCGCCGTAGAGATAGACATCGGGCGCCATGGTAAGCAGCCAATTGCTGCCATTCGAGGCGAGCGGCGGAATGTTCTGCCGATAGACCATTTCGATGGTGTAGGGCGCAGCGGGAGTTGGCGCGAGCTCCAGCTCGTTACCGAACACGGTGAAATAGCGTGGCTGCGCGGCGACATCCGACGTCGCGAAGCGATACTCGTCCATCTGCGTTCCCGATTTGAATTCGAGGCACGGCTTCCCTGTCACGCTCGACAGCCGAACCC